CAGACTAGTAGATAACTGACCCTCCCCAGTGACGCGGGACATATTTCTTACGCCCTTCTCCCTCATAAGGCGAGTGGCGGCGTCTTAAATCTCTTAGGTTAGGAAAAACTCCTGATATCTCGTCAAGAGTCTTCCCTTGTCGAAATAAATACTTACGTAAAGTAGCATCCTGACTCGTCAACACCGCTTTACGAACATTATCCGCAAAGTAAGTATCTCGAGTGATCTCACGACACATAGAATAGACAAAACTCAAATATTCATGAGCCATTATGTTAACACCACTGTTATCATAAACCATTCCAATAACTGCTGCCGCTACATCATGCAAATCAGTACGCTTTGACCCAAAACACACTTTATGATAATAATCAGTCACAGGACGAAATTGTACTACTTCAGGAAGGTCTGAATCCCATTGATCAGCATCCATTAATTCAGACCGCTTAACAAAAAATTTCCGTAGAAAACAACTCCCACGAACTAAAATATTGTTATTCATATCAACTTTCGTATAACCCGACCTTTTATGTATCGTTTTAGGTTTTATTAACATCTGCCATACTTCATGCACATATGCTGCCAGTCCCAACTCATTAGCAACATCACTCAATTCCTTAGGAGTAGCAAAGAGATGATCATCTCCATACACTCCTATTGCTATCAAGAAATTTTCCAGAGCATTTCGTAACAAATGCCCTTTCTCATGCAAATAAGTTTGCCGTATTAAGTAAGTACAAATTAATAACCCTACAATCCAAGAACCGCAGTGTGACGTATCATACGCTCCACTAGGCAAAACCCCACACATTATGACCCACAATGCTTCTGAAATACGACATACTTTCACGGACAAATGCTCAGCACTCCACTGTAATAAAGCTTTGAATATCATTATATTATCCGTTGTCATATGTGTAAAATCTATGTACATCATTGATCCCATCACATACATCTGAATTAAATTCATTTTAATTGATGTATCCAGTCCATGAAAATCTCCTTCATGCTGATCATAATTTTCATCGTCCATATGCATATCTCGAGCAAATTTTTCTGCACCACCGTATTCCCATATAGTACCTATACGAATTAAATTTCCTTGCTCTACCTCATGTCTTGATACCTGCAACATAACATCTATAAGATACTGTATCATAAATGGTATAAAAAACTCCCTACATTTATTATACATTTTTTCCCGCGACGCTGCATCAAATGCATCCATCACAAAAGCATTATAATACTCATCCTTCAAGATTATAGTGTTGATGATATCCCCGAGGTCTGCGACTAATTTAGTATATGTCTTATGAATCTTAAATGCAGCCACTGCTTCAC